ATTGTTTCTACACCTGTTGCTGATCTAATAATAACCTGTAAATCAGTTGCTTCTAAAATTTTATAATCGTATGGAAAACTAGTGGCTGTGCCATTACCAGTTGTTGATTTGGATATACTTGTAGTTGATACTGTCATGTCTTAAAAACCTTTATTCTTTTTAGATGGTTTTGTAAATAAATATTCTTGGTTATAGTCTTTTTTCATTCTTTTTTCTACTCTTTTTAAAACACCCGGATTCATAGTTTCCATAATTTGAAAACCTACCATATAGTCAAATATGGTCTTAATATAAAATAAATTTAAAAAAGGTATGTTACTACTTACAGTTCTATAAGCTGCTTTACCAGCTTTACCACCTTCTCCACTTAAAGCGTATTTTAAAGCTAAACCAAGATCAATAACAGTTGTTGGTGCAGGTCCTATAAGTCCAGCAGCAACTGATCCAGCGTCTCTTTGCTCTTTAAATAAAACATCACCATAAATACCTAATCCACCACCTTGTAAAAATGCAGCCATAATAGTTTTTATATTATTTGGATCACGAGGTTCTTTACCTTTTAATAAATCTTTTGCTGTCATTGATATATAACCCATAAAACCAGAAGTTACCATAATAGAAGCTAAACCTTTTATACCTCTTCCTATATCTTGATTTGGTCCTTTTCTTAAAAAAGCTATTTCTCTTCCTAAAACTTTATTTCCAATAGCCATAGGAAACGCTTTAAATTGACCCATAAATCTAATAGCTTCTCCCATACCAGTTCCAGATAATGTACCTTGTGTCATAGTTCCTTTAGTTCTGGCATCTGGTTCAATTACTGCAAAAATTGATCTATCTAATAACATTCCAGATACAGAATATTTAAACTTATCTTTTTCTACTTGTAATTCTGTTTTACTTAAATCATTCATACCTGTAATTTTTTTTATATCAGCATCAGACATATTACTTAATTCTGATATGTTAATAAATTCTGTTCCATCATCTGCTTTTGACATTGCAGTTTTTCTAATAACATCCCATTTAGTAGCATCAATATTATACAATCCAAAAAAACTTTGTAGTGGTTTATTTAATTGGTCAAAACTTAAACCTTTTTGATTAGCATAATAATTTGCCATACCTAACATTGAGTTTTCTTTTAAAGTATTTGTCCACCAAGAAAGTAAATTATATTTAAAAAATGTTCTTTGTATTTGTGTCCAACCTTTGTTTAAATTATCTCCAACTTGAAACCTACCAGAAATATCATAAGTTGTACCATCACCTAAAAAACCTAATCCTTTTGCTATATCTCTTTTTTGTTTAGTATTTTTTATTTTTCCAATTCCACCCATAGCTTCACCCATACCACCTAAAAATGATCTACCTTGATACTTCATTTCCGAAGCATAGATACCTATATCGGCTGCAGCAGAAATTACTGCACCACCTAGTTTTGCAACATTACCTACAGACCTTAATATTGCAGACCATTTTGCTACTGCAAATCCACTTGTTCCACCATCAAAAGTATAAACAGTTCCATCTACAACATTCATAAATTTTTCAAATTGTCTATAGCTTGATAAACTTTCTGTACTTCTTTTTTTTGCTAACATTCTATTTGATATAGCTACTCTAATTTTTTCAAAATTTTCTTTAGGTTTTGTTCCCAATGTATCTAACATTCCTATATTTCTTCCTGCTGTCATTAAACCACTATAATAAGTTTCTTTTAATGATCCTGTGCCAAATTTTTCATTATAAGCATACCAATCTTTTGCAGATTTAAAATGTAATACTCTTTTGTTTGAGATTCCTTTTGTAACACTATTGCTTCCAAATACTCCACTAGCTCCATCAGCTACTTGTATTTTATTTCCAACTAAAGAATTATATGAATTTAATAAAAAAGAATCAATATTATCTGTGTTACCAAATGTTCTATCTCCATCTAAATATTGCATAATAAAATCTTTCCAAGCAGTAAAATTTTTATTATAATTTATATCTGTACCCTTTAAAGTTGGATCGGCAATTATATCATCTACATTTTTACCTAATCTATTTGCTGCGGCTCTTACATTAAATTGATCGTGAGATTGTCTTACAACATATCCCCACATTTTAGGAATATTTGCACCTCTAGCATTTAATGCTTGTCTAGTTAATTCAGAATGTTTTTCCATTATTTCTGCTAATTTTTTTATATCTGGATTTTTAGTTGTGACTTCTATTCCTTCAGAAATTTGTTGTTGAGTTATTGCAAGTTCTTCTTGAAGTCTTGCATCTGCTTTATCAAACATTCCATCTAAATTATTAGCAGTAACTTCAGCATCAAATGAAGCTACTAATTGACCTTGTGCAGCATTTTGAGCAACTCCAACAGATGATCTTGCACCTAATGTTAATCTGTTTGATCCAACTAATAAAGCTATTAAACCTTCTTGTTCATCACCATCAAAAGTTTCTAAAAGTTCTTCTACTTTTTTTCTTACTAATAATTCATCATTAACAGCATTAATTTTGTTAATTTTTTTTTGAGCTTTTACTTGTTCAGTAACTTCTTTACTAATTCTGTCTATATCAACTTGATCTAAATTAGTTTTTTTAGCTTCAAGTACAGCAATGTTAATTTTATCAATTAAATCTTGTTGATCTACAGATTTAATAGAAGATTTTTTTATTAAATTTAATATTCTTGTTGAGCAACTACTTTTAGCCATTAGTTATTTCCATTTGTACAATTAATATAATCAGCTATACCAGCTTCTATGTCATCAGATTTAGAATTAACTTCTTCCAATGCTTCGTCTGCTTCTTTTAATGTAGCATCTTTTTGACCTGTACTTTTATTTGTAAATTCTAAAGGTAGTCCAGCATCATTTTGTTTTGTTCTTAATTTAACTAATCTTTCTTCAGCAGTTTTTAATTGAACATCCTCATTAGTAATAATTTTTTGTGGAGATTCAGAAGGCATTTCTTTAGAAACTTTTTTACGATTAACTACTGGATCAGTAATTACAGGTTCTGTTTTAGTAGTTTTTATTAATTTTTTTCTTTTAGCTAATAAATCATTGTATTTTTTAATAGCTTTTTGTAAATGTATTTTATTTACTTTACCACCATCTTTAATTATTATTTGTGTATCTCTTTTAATTATTGCAAGATTTTTTTTTGCTCCTATTAATTGTAAATCAAGTTGAGCAGTTGATGTGCCATTAAGCGTAGGATCAGCGTTTACAATAGGACCTAAATTTACAGGTTCATCTAACATCATATCACCTATACCTTTTTGTAGTAATAATTTTCTAGTTTCTGAATCCATTTGATCTAATTTCATCATTTGATCTGCCACTTCTTCTGGATAATATTCTTTGTATAAATCTACTTCTGGTTTTCCATTATCACCTTTACTTAAATTTTCTCTGTTTATTCTAATTCTTGCTTGAAAGTTTGCATTGGTATTCATGTCTTTTAATTTACCAGCACCCACATGAAGTCCACCACCAATAACCGAACCAAATGCAACATTTAAAAAAGAATCGTATATATCATAATCAGCTTGTATTCTTTGTGCTACACCATAAACAAGAGGTTCTATAATTAAAGCTCCACCAGCACCCTCTATAGCACCTCTTTTTAATCTTGTGTTTCTAAATGCTTTTGCAGATTTTACATTCATTCCTTTTGCTTTAGCAATAGACCTAGCAAATCTAGCCTGTCCATAAATAGGAATAAAAGAAGCTCCAATGTTTATAGGGTCAAGAAAACTTGTACCAATACCTACTGCAAGTTTTGCAGCACCAACATAAAATCCACCAGATAAAGGATTCCAAGAACCTGCTGGACCTCTTTCCATAATACTTTGTCTTTCTCTTTCTTTTTTTTTTCTATCAACCATAATATCAACAACTGATTGATATTCATTTCTTTCAAAATATAATCCTAAATCTCTGTATTCTTCATTTAATAAATTTTTATCTCTAGGAATTAAACCTGCTGCTCTTGATTCTTTTGCTGCTGGTACAATACCATCTATATTAAATGTGTCAGAACCAAATATATTAAATAAAGACATTACAGGATTAAAGTTCCAGTTATCTTCAGCTACTGCTCCTAGTGATTCAAATAAACTTGTCTTATAATTATCGTAGCCAGTTTCCTGTGCTGTCTTAATTGTGTTTAATCCAAATCCAAATTGTGCCATTATATAGTTCCTTCTTTTCTTAAAAGATCAGAAACTTTTTTCATAGTTTTTTTTATTCCTTTTCTTTTTCTTTTAGAAGCATTTTTATATTCATCATTCTTTAAAAATTCTTTTGCTGCTTCATCATATTTACCAGCGTTAATTAATTCTATAGTTTTTGGAGATTGTCTAACTGAACCTCTATAGTATTCATAAAATAATGCTTTTTGTAATTCATCAGAAAAATTTGAAAAATTTGGAATTAAATCTTGTACTTCAGTTAATCTTACTTCTATGTCTGCCTTTAAATTTTCTTCTGCTTGTTCAATAGTTATTGTATCACCAACTTTTATATCTGAATTATTTCTACCATATCCTATAGTTAAATTTTCTTCATCTGCAAATGCTTGAGTAGCTGTTAAAAAAGGTTTTCCTTCAAATTCTTTTACTACATTAATAAATTTATTTGTTTCAACTAAACCTGCAAATCTAGGTTTTGAATTTTCATCTTCAAAAATATCTAGCGGTTTTTTAGAGTTTTTTTTTCCATCATCAAATTCAATATTTGGAATTTCTGGTTTTCTTATTTTTTCTATTGCTTCTTCATATGTTATACCTTCATTTCTAGCAAGTTCATTTGCTTTTTCAAAAGTATCAATTAACATAGTAGCAGGAGTTGATTCTGGCTCGTTAAATCCTACATCAAAATCTATAACAATATCTGTTCCGGGAACAAGACCAGACTTGTCATCAAATTTAAAAATTATTTGTTCTCCTTTATTATTTATAACTGGTGCAAAACCATTATCAAGAACAATACCAAAAATTACACCTTCTCCATCTGCAGTATTTCTCCACTCTCCATTAATAGACATTTGAGAACGCATTTTATTTGATAATACTACTGGATCATCTTCACTATTTGATTGAAAAGCTACAACATCAAGTTCATCTAAATAGTATGTTCTTAAAAGGTCTGTAGTATCTTGTATTCTATTTGTTTCATTTAAATTTAATGTTATATCGCCTTGTTGTTTACCAATATAATAAGTGTCTGTTAAAACAAAATTGTTGTTCCAACTATCTGTAGCAAATTGTATAGCATCACTTTCAGACATTTCTGGATTGCCATTCATTTTTTGTGCTGCAACAAAAGTTAAAAATTCTTCTATTTCATTTGTTTTTGTTAATGAATCACTACTATCGTTTGGTGTATTTTTTCTTACAATACCTATAAAATCTGCAATACCATCTTTTATTTCTTCTTGCATTTCTTTTTTATCAATTTTAGAAATTTTTAAAAATGTATTTATTTCTGCTTTTTCTTCTTTTGTATCAAATGAAAGAGCTATTTCTGCAAGTACAGAATTTTTTAGACCAGCAGAAACTAATGCACCAAAAGGTAATCCGTCTGCTCTTAATTGTTGTATTGCAATTCCCGAATTATCACCATAGCTATCAAGTAAACCATTAAGCATACCGTTTAATTTATCTCCATCTGAAAGTTGTGCAGCTTCATTATAACTTGCAACAAATGATTGTGATTGTTCATTTGTCATAACTTTTACATTTTTTATACCTAATGTTTTTTGTTTTTCTATTATTCTTTCTGTTAAATTTAATTCAGCTTCATTCATAGCAGAAGTGTCTGTTATATTAGGTGATTGAAAAGATGGTGACATATTTGATA